GAGGGGCCTCGCGGAAGGCGAGCCGCCCGCGGTGTTCCCGGAATTTGATCGGCTTGCCGCCTTCCCAAAGCCCCGCCAGCTCGGCAGCCTCGAATCCGAGGTCGCTGAACATGGCCTTGGCTTCGGACGCCAGCTCGGCCGCCTTCTTCGGGTCGCGGAACTCGGGCGCCTTTTCGATGAACCTGGCGTCCTGATCCGCGACGTACTGTTGCCACCGCTCGCGGGCCTCGTGCTCCTGCCGCTGTTGCGCGGCAGCAGCCTCGACCCTCAGCGCCTCGCCCTTGGTGCGCGCTTCCTGCCATGCGAGGAATCGCATGGGATCGGTCTCGCGCATCGTCCGCACGTCGTCCCACGACTTGATGTCGGCGAACTCGGAAGCGAACTGGGTCTGGAACTGCTGATAGAGCGACGGCAGGGCCGCTTCGTACTGCTGCCTTGCCTGTTCCGCCGCCTGTCTCTCGGCCTCTGCGGCCTTCGATTTGGCAGCGGCATCCTGGAGACCGCGCTGATAGTGGCTGTCCCGCTCGCTCTCCCGGTCAGCGATGGCTCGCTGGTGCTCGGGGGGGAGGAGCCTGAACGCCTCCTTTTCAGCCTTGCTCCACGTCCGCGGCGGATCGATGGGGGGCTCTCCAGCCTCATCGCCGTCGTCAGCCTCGCCGGGGGCCTCATCGGGTCCGGCGTCTTCGTCGCCTGCATCGGCAGGCTCGGAATCGGTGTCGTCATCGGGCGCAGCGCGGTTCGCAGCCGGCGCCTCGGGGGTCTCTGCGGCAGCCTTCTGGCGCCGCTCGCTCATGAAGCTCGCGATGTCCGCAACGCTGCTCATCGGCCCGGAAACGGGCGCAGCACTTTCGCTCGCGGCCGGGGCGGCCACGCTGTCATCAGCCATTTCGGGTGCTCCGGATCAGCCCTTGCGCTGGTTGGCGCGGGCGCGGTCGTCTTCGATGTTGGCGAGCTGCTTCACGGCCACGGTGCCGTGCATGAGCATCGTTTCGAGATTGCGCCGGATCGCCGGCAACGTGCGCATGGCGAGAAACAGCTTCTCGCGGGACTTGTCGTCGTTGATCGGGGTCGCGATCATCGCGTCGAGATAGGCCTTTTCGAGCGCCGCCAGCGCCTCGGCAAAGACGGGGCTTTCGAGGATGGCGCGCGCCTGCTCGGCACGAAGAGCATCGCGCCGCAGTTCGGTTTCGTCAGCCAACCTTGCCTCCCATCCGCACGGCGCTGCCGACGCTCATCTTCGTCTTGGCATCAATCACCATGCCTTCGCGGCGCAACTGCATCTCGCGGTCCATCTGCTCGCGCTCGAGCTCGAATTCGGCGATCATCTGCTCGCGCTTCAGGGCGAACTCGGCCTGCATCTGGCGGTTCTTCAGCGCCATCTCGGCCTCTATCCTCGCCATGTCGGCGGCGGCCTTCTGCTGCGCCATCTGCTGGTCGGACTGCATCTTCGCGACCTGCATCTGCTGGTTCGCCTCAAGCTCGGCCTGCTTGATCTGCAACTCGCCCTCGACCTTCTGCTGCTCCGGGCTCGGCTGCGGTTCGGGCGGCGGCTCCTCGGCCGGATTGGTCCAGTAGCGCTCCGCGTTGCGCTCTCCGGCCAGCTCCATCCGGCGCTTCAGGGCATTGAAAATCTTATCCGGCGAGGTGAGCCCGGTGCTCGTGTTCAGCGCCTCCATCTGGCTCGCCACCTCGTTCGACCAGAACGCCATCTGCTCGCTCTTGGAGCCGCTCCCGAGCCCGACCGAGACGGTGAGATCGTCCCGGCGCTTCCACTCGCGCGGATCGACCGTCACCCACTTGTTGCGGAGCCGTGCCGTCGGCTGGCTCGTCTCGTGCTTGCGGACCGTGGCGTGAATCTTCCACATCAGGTCCTTGAAGCCAGTCTCGGCGAAGATGCGGGCGATCAGCTTCGTCTTCTCCATCGCCGCATTCTGGGCACGGATGACAGCCTGCTCGCCGATGTTCTGGAGAGCGTCGGGGTCAAGCCCCTGTCCCTGCCGCGTCACGCCCGTGCGCCACTCCCGCACCTGGTCGTAATATTCGACCATGGGGAAGACGAAATCGCCGATCGGCTGGTTGGGGATCGGGATGATGCCGCCCGGCACCCGCGTCCGGACCACGCCGCCGATGCGGTTGTCGAGGATGTCTTCCAGCGTCTTGGCGTGCGCGTTCGCCTCGGCGACCTCCAGCCGCTGGTTGTTCGCGGCGTAGATGTTGTCGAGCATGCCCCGCGTGAGCGAGGTCTTCACGCGCTGGATTTCGATGACGAGATCGGCCGCGCTCTTGCCGAAGAACCGGTGCGTGACGATGAACGGCGTGATCGCGGCGAACGGGTCGAAGTCGACCGGGACAATGTCGTCCTTCGCGCTTTCGTCATCGTCGACACGCCGGAGAATCTGCATGTTGGCGTCATCGCCGCCGGTCGTCACCCGGTAGAGCCGCGCCTTGCCGTCGCCTTCGTAGTCGAGCATCACATAGTGCTCGGTCACCGTCACGAGGCGGTTCGCGCGGTTCGTCTCGTCCTTGTCGCCGGCGCTGCTTTCGTCGACGGTATCGCGCGCCGTCGCCTCTCCGGTCGTGTCGTAGCTCGCCGTCGGCAGCTTCCTGATCTGCTCGGGGTCGAAACCCTGCTTGATCAGCGACGCCTGCGACTTGCGGACCTCGTGATAGCTGTAGTCGAGCGGCTGGCCGAGCTTGGCGCTGCGCGAGCACCCGAACTCTTCCGGCGGGACCGGCTCGACGCGGCAACACCCGTACTTGCGGCTCTGGACGATCGTCACGTCATGGGTGGCGGTTGCCCCCTCTTCGCCGGGCGGGTGCTCGGTATGCTCGACGATCCGGATCGTCTCGTCCGCCGCGAGGAGCGCATACACGTCATCCTCGATGCCGTCGAAGGTCTGGCGCTCCTCGTCCTCCTTTTCCTCCCACCACACCTTCACGATGCCGTTCTTCTGAAGGAGCGCGTCCTTCACGAACGAGTACGTGATGATGAAGCCGGGGTTCTTCTGCATGAAGACGTGGTTGACGTAGGCCGTCTCCTGCTCGGCCTGCTCTTCGTCCTCGGGGCCGACGGGGGAGAACTTCACCACCTCGTCTCCGCCGCAGAAAATCTCCATGAGTGAGGGCATCAGCCCTTCCACGGTATCGGCAACGTCGTAGCTGACCGCCTTCGACCGGTCCTTCTCAGCCGGTATGTCGGCGGTCATGTCGCCGTTGTAGTAGCTCATCGCCCGCTGGCGCTCTTCGGAGAGCTTCGACGCGGTCGCGCCGGCCAGCGCATCCTGCTTCTCGGCCGTCAGGACCGCGATCAGCTCGTCAGCGCGCATCGGCATCAGCTACCATCCCGTCATCTTCGGGTATTTCAGGCTTCGGCCGAAGTCGGCGGTCTGTGCCGGGTCTTCGTAAACGATCGCCATCAGGCCGAAGGCATCCGCCCCGTGCGAGGACCAGTCGTGCTCCGGGCCAAGCCCGATCTCGCGGTCATCCTCGCTGCGCTTCTCGTGATACCAGCCGAGAGCGTCGCGCCCGCCTTCCGTGCTTTCCCCGTCGAACCAGACCGCCGGGAATATCCGCCGCGCCGCTTCGATGCGCATCCGCGCCGCGCCGCGGCCCTGATTGGGGATTACCGTCACGCTGTAGCCCGCCTCGCGGAAGGCGCTCTCGAACGACACGTCGATCACGCGATCATTCGTCGCCCCGTCGTGAGGCAGCACGATATCGGCCCTGTCCGGCCCGTAGCCATGGCTGCGCAGCCAGTTGACGTGCGTCGCAAGCGGCTGGCCCTGCGCCTCGTAGTAGTCGCGCGTCCGGACCTCCTTGCCGATGAACTGGGCCGGCCAGGCCGCGAAGGCGTCGGCCTTTGCTCCCGTCCCCCCGAGGTCGCAGAAGACGCGGATGCGCATGAGCGGGTCGAAGGCGACGCGCGAGATGCGGCCCTGTATTCTCGCCTCGGTCAGCGCTTTGGCAAAGTAGGCCCCCTCGACGACGCTGACGAAGTCGCCTTCCCAGATGTGCGCATACTGGTCAGGCCGCTTCTCGAGGTCTTCCCGCCTGATCTTGTCGAGCGTCTTCGGGAACCACGGATTGTCACGCCAGTTCAGCTCGACAATCCGCGCGTCGGTCGGTGCGTCAAGCCGGAACCGCTTGTGCGTGGCGCTCTTCTTGCGCTCCGGGTTCCACGTCACCCAGATTTCCGAATCGTCCTCGCGGACCGTCGGGATGGCCTTCTGCCACGCCGTCTCGCTGACCGGCTCGGCCTCGTCGACCCAGAGGAGCCGGATGCGCGACTTGGACTTGATACTGTCGAGATTGTGGCGCAAGCCGATGAAGGCGTACTCGATGCGCCGGTCCCGCGTGCGGACGAACTTCTCCCCGATCTCGTACAGGTCGTTCAGCCACGGCTCCGACTGGATCGCTGCCTTGACTTCGGCAAGCGAGCTTTCATCGAGCGAGTTCATGAACTCGCGGCCGCAGACGATGACGCCGGGCATGTTGGCCTGAGCGAAGCGCGCGCCCCACACCGCGGACATCTTGGCAAAGGACCGCGTCTTTGCCGAGCCCCGGCCGCCATACGCCCCGCGATAGAGCGCCGGCCCCTCAAAGACGGGGACAAGCTTCGCAGGGAGATCAACCGCCGGCGTCATCCCCTTCCTTCTTCGGGTAGACCGCGCGGACGAGAACCATGTCCATGCGGATCGGCGCTTCGCTCTCGTCGCCTACGATGGCCTGTGGCACCTTGCCGTCGATGCGGTCGGCGATCTCCTTGATGGCCTGCACGTCGCCGGCCTCGGCTTTCGCCACGAGCGCTTCGGCGACCTTCTGGATACGCTCCACATCGCCATCGGCTTTCTTCAGCGAGGCGAGGAGAGCATCGCGAAAGAGCTTGTTCCGGCGCTGGCCGCCGGGGTTCCCGGACTGTCCTGGTGCGAACGGCATTGTCTCAGTGCGGAGCGTCTAGCGCTTGCCGCCCTTCTTGGGCTTGCACGTCTTGGCCATGGTGGGTTGTCCTGAAGCGCGATGACCGACCCGTGCTTTCGCAGAGGGGCCGGCCGTGTCGAGATGATGGCCCGAGCCGTTGTCCCGCCCTTACCGGCCTAGGAGCCCGGCAGACTGCGGATTTGTTCTCGGGCAGGACGGCCGGCTTTGGGCCGCTCCCGGTGCGTGCTGGCGCCAGCAATGGCATCCGAGGGGTAGGGCTGAACGACGAAACCCGCCGCGGTTGTCCGGGCGGGCGCAAATCGGGAAGATGAAGTTCCTGACATATCGCCCGCTTCGGGCGCGCCGTCAAGTGCCCTTGCGGGCGGCGAGAAAACGCCTGTGGATGGCGTTCAGCGCAAGGCGAAGATCGCCCACCATGTGGTCGACGTGGTGCTGGCGGAGCAGCATCACGTCGAGAGCGGCCTGTATCGGGCTCCGGGCCTCGACGGCGCAATCCCGAAGGCAGTCCTGCACGGTCTCCCATGTTGCCGCGATCGACCGGCACCAGCGCTCGTAGGCGGCTTCGTCAGGCTCTCCGGCGGGGAATTGTCCGGCGCTCGCATCGCGAGCCTGGATCGACCTAAGCCACGCGGCGCGGGTGCCGATGTACCACTCGGCGGCATCCCATTGCTCGCGGCTGAGGTCCCCCCGCAGGCACATGACGCCATGGACCGATCCGGCATTCGGGCTCCCGGCCTCGTTGCGGGTGGCGAGAGATGGAGCAAGGCCGGTGTGGCGTACCCGCGCGTCGATGGCTACGGCCATGGCCTCCTGAGCGTTGCGATAGTCGCGGTCGCGCACATCGGCTGCGCGGCGGGAAAGGCGGCCGTTGGGCTCGCGGGCTCCGATCATTGGCTTTCGGCCTCCCTTCTTCTTCGCACGCGGCATCAGGGCTTCCCGCCCTCCTGCTTGAGGTAGGCGTCTCGGGCGGCGGGGGCGCCATCGTCCCGGTTTCGCAGGTAAGCGGGAATTGGCACGATCCAGTGCGTCTCTGAGCCGGGGCGGAGCTCGGGATAGGCGGCGTCGATGATGGCGCCAAGAAAATCTCTAGGGCCAATCTGGCGACCTAACTGAGCCAGCGCGTGGTTATAGGCCGAGAAGGCCGCCTCTATGCGCTCGTCACGGGTCATGGGCGGTCTGCTCCATCCAGTAGTCTCTGATCGACCTTGCGCACCAGAGCCGTAATGGCCGCGTGCGCGGCACGCCGGCAGACGATCATCGCGTCACCGAAGCCGTTGTCGCCGTCTCTCGGATCAACGCGGAAATTGTCGATGATCATCGTCCCGATGGTGTCCCCGTCGAGACCATTTGCGGCATTGAAAATCGCGAGGGCCATGGCCTCCAAATTGTCGTCGGGCGCTTCTTCGCTCATCCCATCCTCCTGAACGTGCCCCGGTCGGGGGCGTCGGCCGCTGCCAGAGCAGCCACGATCTCGGCGGGGAAGTGGTGCCCGACACCGGCCTCGTGCCGGCTCCCCATGGGCTTCGGCTCCCTGCCGATCCGGCGCTTCGCCTCGGCACAGGCATCCGCCCAGCGCGGATCGTCCGTGGTGATCCAGACCGTCGGCGAGACGACCGTCTCGGGCTTCGTCGGAATGCCCTTGTTGGCCGTCTTGGCCTCAGTGATTCCGGCGACGTAGTAGCGCCAGCTGGAGCCCCGCTTACCCCTTGCCTTGGCCTCCCGAAGCTTCGGGAGGATGTCGCTTTCCAGCCGATAGCCGGCGTCGATCAGGGCGACGATGGGCGAGAGGTCCAGGAGGCTCGGCGAGGGGTCGGTTTCGAGCCCCGCGGCTTCCCGACAGGCGGCTTCGATCCGGTCCAGGTCTGCCTTGCGTCCGGGCTCCGGCGGTGGTGGTTCAGCACCCGCGCGCTCCTCAGACACATGCTGCGCAGCATCTTCCCTTCCATTCCCTTCCTCTCCCTTCCCTTCCCTTCCGTCGCGAGCATTCGCCGAATGTTCGTCGAGCGGTTCGGGGCAGACGGGCTTTTGAGGCCGGTCGATCTTCTGGTGATGCCAGCCGGTGACGTACAGATACTCTTTGCCGTCAACGGCATAGCGCCGTATCAGATCGTTCGTCGAAAGCTCGTCGAGCATTCGCGACACTTCATCGGTCGTGAAGTGGTCGCCCGGAAACACCTGTGCCCTGATCTGGCGCGGAGACCACGAGTGCCGGCCGGCGTCGTCGCAGAAATTCCACAGGCCGATGAACAGTAGTCGAGCGTTCGGCGAACATTCGATGACTTGCTCACTCGTCCAGAAATCAGGCTTAATGGTGCGGATGCGGCTCATCCCCGCTCCTCCCACGGCTTGAGGCCGCGCCGGCGGCATTCCTCTATGGCGAGGTCGTAGCAGCGACGGGAATCGTCCTGACGGGCCTTGCACCCGCCCGCGTCATTGCAGGCGAGCGGAGAGCGGCAGCGGTCCAGAAGGCACGGCATGGGCTCGGGGATGCTCATTCTGCGGCCTCACCGAACAGAACAGTCTGCTTGGGCGCCGGCTTCGGCTCGACGAACAGGTCTCGCTGGCGCGTCGCCTCCTCGATCCGCCGGCAGGCAATGTCGAAATACTTTGGCTCGATCTCAATGCCGATGAAGCGACGGCCGAGCTTGACGGCGGCGACGCCGGTCGTGCCGGAGCCCATGAACGGGTCGAGGATGGTTTCACCTGCGGCGCTTGCTCTCCCCACGAGCCACAGCATTTGCGGCAACGGCTTTGCGCACGGGTGACCGACCATGTTTGCGTCGTTCGGGTACGTCTGTCCGAGTGAGTTCGCGCGAGAGCCTTTGCCCGCCTCGAGAAAGGGGTCTTTCCCGTAAAACAGGATGGGATGCGAACAGGTGAACCCCCAGCGCCCGACACCAGTGCCCGCTGCTGAGAAGAAACAACCAACATCGGCAGGCTCAGGATAAGCGAACATGTTTCGATTGCCGGGCGTTACCGCACCTCGACGCGACAGGGAGAGTGCGGTTGCGATGGCAGGCACGACGATGCTGCGCACGTTTTCTGCGCTGTCATCAAAGCTGATATAGCCGCCATTCGCCTTGATGGTTCCGCCGCCGCTCTGCACAGCCTTCTTGCCGCTAAAGCCAACGCCGTAAGGTGGATCGGTCACCACCGCGTCCACCCTGCTTAACGTCGGCAAAATCTCCCGGCAGTCGCCGCAGTAGAGCGTTACCGCACCGTCGAGGAAGGTCACGGGCTCGGGCGCGCTCATCGCCGCCACCATGAGGTTGCCGCCGTCCACAGGGCGTGAATGCCGAAGGCGGCCAGCGTCACCACGGCGGCGACGATGACGACGATCAGGATCAGTCCGGGAAGGTTGCTCATGCCGGCTCCTTCTGGGCTGGCTTGGCGGCCGAGGCCGCTCGATTGACCTCGGCGAGATAGTCAAGGATCGGTACCGCCTCGTAGTCGGCAGTCAGCCCCCTGCGAATGGCCGGGTTCCACGTCTCGCAGACGACGCGCTTCGTCGTCTTGTGGCGGATCACCCATGAGGTCATCGCCCGCCCTCCCCGTCGGGAGAGCGGGCAACGGTCACTCCGGCGGCGGCGCGGGGCGGCCTATGCGCGGACTTGAGGAGCGCGCGATGTGCGACGAATGGGAGAGCGTCGGGGACATCGCGGCGCGGATCGTGAAGGGTGTCGGCTTCGCGGACTTCGGGCGGGTCTATGAAGCGCGGGCTCAGCGCCCGCCCACGGCCAGCCCGCGCGTGATGACCCTGCTTGCCGACATGAGCCCAGGGTGGAGTATCGCTGGCCCGAGGGGTGAGGCGGCGGCCGTCGACGAGACGGGGGGCGCTGGTCGGTCGCCGCCGTTCGGCACGGGCGCCGAGGGACGCCGCAGCCGAAGGGAAAGGGAAAAAGGCCGGGCACCCAAGGAAGCACCCGGCCAAGGTGAGGGAGGCAGTGACAGAATGGCTGGAATCCGCACTCCTCTCACATGGGTCGCGACCGGCCGAAGCTGGCGCGACACGCATACCGGCAGACCGCCGGCTGGTTTCCGGGCACACGCCCGAAACTGAACCACGCGCGGAGCCGCCGCGCGTGCCCGGCCGGGTCGACACGTCCGTCCCCGAGTGGCTGGCCCGGCCGGGGGTCCGCAACCCCCTCAGACGAGGGACCAGTGTGTTCCGGGGGAAACCCTTTGCCGCCTCACCATGTCGCATTAACCGCGTGTAGCGTCGGACCCAGCCACACGCGGGGGGAACGTCATGGGGGAGCACGCCCGACAATTTACCGGCATTCTGGAAATGCCGGGGCTGCCGGAGGTCTTTGCGGACGGGGTGTCCCTCCGGGGCATGGACAGCGAGATCGTCGAGATCGTCTACACCGTGCGGCGCGCCGTCGGGCAGGAAGCCGTGCTCCGGGTGCGCATGCCGCGCGGCGCCTTCGAGGCGGCGCGGGAAACGTACCGGGGTGCGGGCGGACCAAGGCATTAGCGGGCGCCTCCCCGCCAGAGGGAATCCGGGATCGGAGGCATGTCGCGGTCGCGGGCCGGCGGCACGATGCGAAGGGTTGCCGGGCTTGCCTCGGCCGCGCGCCCGGCTGGCGCGGTCGTAGCCCCTCCTGCCTCTCGACGATCGTCAGCCGCAGAGCGATCGGAGCCGGCGGCGTGGAAGTCCGAGTGCCCGGCGGGGACGGAAGCCGCCACCGCCTCGCCGGGGTTCCTCGCGCGGGATGCGCGCGTGATTGCATCGTTCGTGCCAAGTGCGGACAGGTAAGTCTCGACCAGCGCGGCCGTCTCGCGGTCGGCGTCGGTCTCCGCCTCGGCCTTCGTCTTCGTGCGGAAGGCGATGCGGAGAGCCTTCGGGTCGTAGCCGTTGCCCTTGGCCTCGGCGAAAAGCTCCTTGAGGTCTTCGGCCAGCGTCGCCTTCTCGCCCTCAAGGCGGGACCAGCGGTCGAAGATGGAGCGGAGTTGGTCGCGGGCGATCATGCCGTCACCGATGCCTTGAACTCGGCGAGCTGCGCCGGTGTGACCCCGGTCACGACCGCGATGCGCGGCCAGTCCTTCGCGCGCGGCAGCACAAGCCCGCGCTCCCATCTGGACAGCGCCATCTTCGACACGCCGAGCGTTTCGCTCAGGGCGTCGAGCGAGAGGTTCCTTTCCTCTCGGTACCGGCGGATCGGATGCTTCACTTCATCAGCCATGCCGATCAATGTAGACGAAAACCGTTACAGCCGCAAGAGCCTTGTAACGGGGTTGGACAAGTGACGAAATCTCAAGGGGTTACGACAATGCACCATGCCTGTCCGCATCGGCCCGCGCCGCCCTCCCCGCATTTTCCTCGCTGAATGGCGCGAGGCGCGCGGCCTGTCGCAAGAGCGGCTGGGCGAGCGGCTGGGCGTCTCGAAAATGACCGTCTCCCGGTGGGAGCGAAACGTCGCCTCGGTAAACATCAACGTTATGAGTGCCTTGGCCGAAGCGCTCGACATTGAGCCGCGCGACCTGTTCCGCCATCCGGACACGCCGAGCGCCGACGCGCTCTTGCGCAATCAGCCGGACAGCATCGTCGACCAGGCGATTGCCGTCATCGGGGCGCTCCGCAAAATCAACTGACCGCCTAAGCCATTGACGTTACGCGCGCATTTCCGTGCGTAACGTTTTTTGTCTATCGCCTATTGCGCTTGTAACGCTTTTCGTCTACATTCCTCCTCACACAAGGAGGACGGACATGAACACCCTCGCCAACACCACCACCCGCAGCGAAGACAGCCTGAGCCGCTTCTACAGCCCGGCCCGCTGGGCGCGGATGGAGGAGCGGGCCGAGGCCCGGCGCCGTGCGCAGAGCGGCGACTTCGACCCCTCCTACGACCTGCCGCAGTCGAACGACTTCGACCTCGACGCTCCGGTCACCTGACCGGAGCGAAGGCTCACACAAGGAGGACGGACATGGCGAAGGCGAAGAACATCGTGACGGATTTTGATCCGAAGCCCATCCCGCTTCGTCACTTCGATTGGGCCGCTACCTACGACGATTACGACGCGGAGTTGGTCGACGGTGAATGGCGATCATCCTGCCCGATTGGTTATGGCGCCACGGAGCAAGAGGCCATCGCGGACCTCAAGGAGTGCTCCGGGGAGGACGAGTGATGGCGAAGGCGAAGCACCCGAAGCTGAGGTGGGAGGAGCTGGAGGGCGGGTGGCTGGCGAAGCAGGCGGACGAGGCGCCGGTATTTCGCGTGTTCCAGTCTCTCATCTTCCCGGAGTTGATTGCGGTGGTGAGTGCTGAGGGCATCACGATCGGCTATGGCAACAAGCTCGCTGCCGCCAAGGCCATCGCGCAAGCCTTCGCCGACTCCGAGACCCTTCGCGGGGAGGGCGGGTGATGGCTCTCGACCGTGACGACCCGGTGCGCTTCCGCGATCCGTTCCCGGCCGAATGGTTTGGCGTCCCCGGCCGGCCGGTCATCACGAGCGATCTTGGACCGGGCGACTACCTCGACACCTACGAGGTTCTGGCCCTCGCGGCGGCTGAACTCAAGTGCGCGGCGGACGTGATCTACGCCACGCGCACCATCCCCGAAGCCATGCTCGACACCGCGCTTGCCCGTCTCGATGCGGCTTCGGCGGCCGTCCGGGCCATCAAGGAAAGGACGACGTGATGACGCTCGAAGAAGTGATCGCGGAAGTCGAGAGCATCAAGGCGTGCGCTGCTGACGATGAGCGGGCGCACTCGATGGAAGATGCCCTTTACGGGGCGCTTCTGAGCGCCATCGCCGAAGGGAGATGCGTCGACCCCGCCGCCTGCGCCAAGGCTGCGCTCGCTACGCAGAAGATCAGCTTCGCCAGGTGGTGCGCATGAACGCCCCCCTCGCCGCCGAGAGCGCCATGCTCGCCATGTCGGCGATGCAGCGGGCGGCCTATGCCCGCGAGCTTCGCGACGCCCGGCGGGTGGATGCGTGCTCACGGGCTCTCTACTGGCGCGGCAAGGTTCGCGAGCAGCGCGCCAAGCTCCGGTTTCGCGGATGGACCACCTGCCAGCGCGTCTACCTCGGGTGGGACAACGAGCTTGGCCCGGACGGCTACTACACCGGCGACGAGCTGCTGGCCATCGCCGAGGAGAACCTGAACGAAGCCCGCGCCGAGATGCGCGACCTGAGGAGCGCCTGACATGGACCGTAAGCCGCAGGTCGGGGACGTGTGGCGTCTGGCGGACGCGACGGTCGTCGCGGTCGATGACGACGACGACTCCGTCACGATCGACTTCGGTCCCGAGGGCAATTTCGGTCTACTCGCTGAGGAGCTTCTCGCCCACGCCACCCTCGTCAAGGCGGCCGAGCGCCCGCTGGCGGTGGGGGACAAAGCGATGTGGCTGGAATCGCGCGCGCGTGTCGAGATCATCGACATCTTTGAGCGGAAATCGACGAAGTTCGCTGTCGTCGAAGCTCTGAACCGCCCCTCATGGGAACAGCCCTTTGATGTGGTGCGTCTCGACGAACTCCGCCGCGCGGAGACGCCATGACCGCGCGCCGTTCCCTCTCCGCCCGCGAGCGGCTTCGTCTCTTCGCCCTGCACGGCGGCGCCTGCCACCTGTGCGGCGGGAAGATCGACGCGACCCGCGAGGGGTGGGACGTGTCGCATGTCATCCCGCTCGCCGTCGGCGGCGCCGACGACGACGAGAACCGCCAGCTCGCGCATCGCAAATGCCACCAGGCGCACACGGCGAAGATCGATCAGCCCCGCATCGCGAAGACGGCGCGGCAGGGGCAGAAGGGCAAGGGCGTGCGCCCCTCGCCACGCCAGACCATCCCCGGCTCTCGTGCCTCGGGGTGGAAGCACAAGCTCAACGGACAGTGGGAGCGGAGAACATGAGCGAGACGAAGTTCACGCCGGGGCCGTGGGCGGTTCGCCGGTACCGCGCGGGCGAAAAGCATCTTGCGCGGATTGTGCAAGATCGGCGGCCTTTGTCGCGGGTGCTGTTTGAGCCGAAAACTTGGTTCACCGACGAAGGCTTGGGAAGCGACGAAGATGTTGAATTTCAGGCGAACCTCAGCCTGATCGCCGCCGCGCCGGAGATGTACGAGGCGCTCGAAACGGTCGCTCAGCTTCTCCGCGACCACCACGCCGACCAAGGCGCCGAGGACGGCTGGCAGAACGAGGAGCTTCGCGACGCCTGGGTGGCGGCCCGAGACGTCCTTGCCAAAGCCGAGGGCCGGTCATGACCCCCCGCGCATGGGATTCCTACTCGCGCCTGCAGGACCACATCACGGCGATCCGGGATCACGTCTCGGGAGCCGAAGCCTGCCTCGGCGCCATGCCGTGGGAGGACACCATCCCCGAGGGGAACTATCGGGCTCTGGCGAAGGAGCTGCGCGTCCTCGCCGAGACGTGCGAGCGCCGGGCGGACAGGCGGGCGAAGAAGCGGGAGGCGGCGTGACCAACCAGGCCACCTACTGCCGGGACTGCGACCTCGTTCACAGCGACACGCGCAAGCAGGAGCCGTGGAAGTGGCGGTGCGTGGAGTTCCCGGCCAAACCCGGATTCCACTTCGTCGATCCGGACTATGCCCCGGCCCCTCCCTACCACAGGTGCCAAGACATCAACCGGGATGGGCAGTGCCCGTATTTCGAGAAGCGGCGAGAGCCGGAGAAGAGCGATGTTTGACGCGAAGCAGATCGCCGAACTGTCGAAGCCTCTGAACGCGGAGCATGTCGCCTCGCGCACCCAATCCGGCAGGACGCTCTCCTACGTCGAGGGCTGGCACGTCATCGCCGAGGCCAACCGCATTTTCGGCTTTGACGGGTGGACGCGAGAGACCGTCGAGATGCGCGAGGTGCGGTCGCCGGAGGAGGTGACCAACCAGTACGGCAAGAAGACGTGGCGCGTCGGCTTCATCTGCAAGGTGCGCGTGACGGTCGGGACCGTCGTTCGCGAGGGGACCGGGTACGGCTCCGGCGCCCTCCCGGACCTCGGGGAGGCATACGAGAGCGCGGTGAAAGAAGCCGAAACCGACGCGATGAAGCGCGCGCTGATGACCTTCGGCAACCCCTTCGGCCTCGCCCTGTACGACAAGGACCAGACGAACGTCGTGAGCGGGCGGGCATCGGCGCCTCCCGCCGAGCCCGACAACGCCGCCCTCGATGAGCAGGCCATGGTCTCAGACCTTGTTGAGCAGATGCAGCGCGTCTCGACAGTGGTTGCTCTCGACGCTCTCCGCAAGGATGCGGACTTCGTGTCGGCCTGCAAGAAGCTCTCCAAGGAAGGGCTGAACAGCATCACGATTGCCGGCCGGGAGAGGCGGGCGCAGCTGGAGGCCCGGATGAAGCCCGGCGCCCTCGGCGACAAGCTCGCGGAGAGCGTCCGCGAAGCGCGGTCGGCGTCCGACAATGTGCTGATGGCGGGGTGAGACGATGCGCTTCCTTGCCACCAAGCACCTCGGCTCCCTCCGGCCTGTCGATCAGGCCGGAGAGGATGCTCTCCGCAAAATGGGCTCCGGAGAGATCGTCAGCGTCGAGGTGAAGCGGCCCCGGAACGTGAAGCACCACCGCATGTATTGGGCGCTCCTCACCCTCGTTCACGACAACATGGACGGGGACCGGTACCCGACGGTCGAAGACCTTCACGCCGCGATCAAGATCGCCGCCGGGCTGCGGACACGCATCGTCCTGCCCAATGGCGAGGTTGGCTTCATCCCCGGCTCGACCGCCTTCCACAAGATGGACCAGACCGCCTTCGACGCCTTCTACGATCGGGTATGCGACCTCATCGCGAAGCACTTCCTGCCGGGGGTGACGAGCGAGGAGCTCAAGCGGGAAGTCGGGTCGATGATCGGCACCAGGGAAAGGGAAGCGGCATGAGCCCCAATTGATTTTCCGCGCATGGCAACGACGCGGCCACGCTGGACTGGAACGGGCAACGCTGCGCAAGACAACACAAGGCAAGGAACCACCACATGAAGATCGCAATCGCCCACCTGAAAAGCGTCTCTCCCTACTCGCAGAGCCGCTATCACGACACGCCGAAGCTCGATAAGGAGCGCCCCGACGACTACGAGATGCGGACGTGGGCCGAGCGCCTGAGCGTCACCGAGGACGGCCGGGTGTTCATCCCGCCCATGGCGTTCAAGAAGTCGCTGGAGACGGCCGCCCGCTTCCTCGGCATGCAGATCAAGGGGCGCGGCAAGTCCACCTACACGAAGCACTTCAAGGCGGGCGTCCTGGTGACGGACGCACTGGTCCTGCCGATCCGCAAGCCGGACGTTCCGGGCGAGGTGTTCTTCGTGCCCTCGGATGGCAAGGCCGGAGGCGGCTCGCGGGTGAAGCGGAAGTTCCCCGTCATCCGGGAATGGGAGGGCGATGTCACCTTCTACATTCTCGACGAGACGATCACGGAAGACGTGTTCGTGGCGCATCTGCGCGAGGCCGGCAACTTCATCGGCATCGGCCGATTCCGGCCGGAAAATGGCGGCTTCTACGGTCGGTATTCGGTCACGGGGATTTCGTGGGCGGATGGCGCCGGAGAGATCGCCGAGGCGGCTTAGTTCAAACATCGCCGCGCATGACGTGACAGCGCTTTGCGCCATCGCACTCGGCGACACAGCACACGACAATACCAGACAAGACAAGGATTTCGATTTTATGAACTTCGCAGCGCCAGCCCCCTCTAGTCGTTTCAGGACTCGGCTGCGCATCGCTTGGCTACGTCCGGCAGCACAAGACAAGGATTCGTTTCATCCATTTTTCCCGCGCAGCGCATCGCGCGGCATCGCTCAACTGCGCTTCGCAACGCCAAACTCGGCAAGACAAGGAACCATCCAATGACTGACACCAGCGGCAAGCGCCCCACCTTCGAAATGAGCCTCGATACCCGCACGGCAATCGAGCGCTTCCAGCGCGCCGCCATCGGCGACACCGTGACCTATGCCGACCTCGGCAAGGCCCTCGGGCGCGAGGTCGACGGCGGCTCTCCGACCGTTCAGGCGGCGCTCCACAGGCTGGAGCGCGACGGCGTGATCTTCGGCAACGTGCGCGGCGTCGGTTACCAGCGCCTCGGCGATGTCGCCATTGTCGGCACCATCGAGCACGAGCGCGTGAGCCTCCGGCGTCGTGCCCGCCGCATCGTCCACAGGCTGACCAGCATCGCCGATTTCGACGCGCTGCCGAACGACCTGAAGGTGAAGCACAACGCTGCGGTGAGCGGCTTCGGCGCCATCGCTTCGGTGCTGTCGCCGGCCAAGATGAAATCCCTCGAAACGACCGTCGAGAAGGCGCAGGCGAAGCTCCCCCTCGCCAAGACGCTCGCGGCCTTCACGGACTGACCGTCATGACCGACTGGAACCACGACATGGATGCGGCGCCGAGGGACGGGACGCGCATCCTCGCAGTCATCGACGGCGACGTTCGGGTGTGCGCGTGGGGAAAGACCTCGCATGTCCCGCTCTACGGGTGGCTTCTGGTCGACCAAGGCGCCGAAGACGCCGACCTTTGCGCCCCTGCCTCGTGGATGCCGATGCCCCTCCCCGATCCCCCGAAGGAGAGCGAGACCCCCAACCCGGAGCCCTCCCATGACTGAGGTGACGGACGCGATGGTGTCGCTGGTCGAATGCCCGATCGGTCTGTTTTTCTATGAGCACGAGCATGGCCGCGTGCTTTGCCTGAAGACGGAGTACGGCAACAACAAAGGTCGCATCGACGCCTATATCGTCGCTTCCGGCGAATTCTTCTGGGGCGCAGCGCCGCAGACGATCGCGTCGCAGCGTGCCCAGATGGTTCGGCCTGTGCCCCTTGCGGCTGTCGAAGCCGCCCTCGCCGCCCGGCCCGAGCCGGAGGGGATGGAGACGGCGGACGAAGACATTGCCATCCTCAATAGGGTTGCCGAGGTGGGTATTCTGGGCACCGACCCGGCTCGGGTCGGCCGGTTCGTCCGCGACTTCAATAGACTCCGCGCTCGCCTTGCCGAGGCCGAGGCCACAGAAGCCCGACTTCGTGCGGCTCTCGCCGTCAGCAAGGACCCGTGTGTCTATTGTTCCCTCCCCGCTGAGGAGTTCGCGAAGTGCTCGCGAGGCTTCCCCGGATGCGCGCGCGCCGACGACGAGATGGGCTGTCCGGAGCTGGGAGCGTTGATGACGCTTCACGGCGCCGAAGCCGAGAACGCCAGCCTTAAGGCTCGCCTTACCGAGGCCGAAACGGAGAAGGTGGCGGCCGTCGCTGCCGAGCGGGAGCAGTGCGCACTGATAGCGCTGAGCGTTCGCGATACCGGAGGCGGCATCGCCGCTGAGAAGGTTGCCCGTGCCATCCGCGCCCGTGGAGGCGAGCATGGGTGAGCCTTGGGAAGCACCGACCGTGCTCGACCAGTACATCGAGCACCTAAAGCTCGAAGTCGACGCCGCCGAAGCCCGCGTGAAGATCCTCGAGGAGGCGCTGAACATGAAGCCGGGATGGTCCCTTAGTTGGGGACCGCTCGACGAGGATGATGAGGCCAGCGAATACGCCTGGATGGTCGACGCGGTTCGGGGCGGCGTCAACGACCGCGAGTGGCGGATGATCGGGTCCGGACCAACCCCGCTCGACGCGCTCATCGCGGCGCATGCCACCGAAGCTGCTCGCCGCGCCGCCCTCGCCAAAGAGGAGGGCGGACGGTGAAGATGCTGCGCACTGAGAGAAGCGGGATTTGCATCGAAAACGATCCCTACGACCGAGGCTACTGGGCGCGCTACAACGGCTTCCCGCGGCCGGACAGAAAGGGAGCGCGCCGCGACGGATGGGACGCCTGCGACGAGGAACTCCGCGACGAGCGGAGCCTTGCCGTTCAGCGCGGATGGGATACCAGAAGACAGGGTCCGCACCGCCTCGCCCCCGCCGGCCTCGCCGCTCTCAGGGAGCGGGAGGATGGTTGAGCTTCGCCCGATCACGCGCGACGAAGCGTTCGCCTACGTCCGGGAGCACCATCGTCACCATGGCGCGCCGGTCGGCGACCTGTGGCGGCACGCTGTCCACGACGAGGATGGCGTGCTCGTCGGCGTCGCCATTGTCGGGCGCCCGGTCGCTCGCCCGCTTGACGACGGGTTGACGGTCGAGATTACCCGCCTCTGCACGCTCAACGCCCCGAACGCTGACAGCATGCTCTACGCGGCAGCACGGCGCGCAGCTGACGCCAAGGGCTACCGGCGAGGACTCACCTACATTCTCGCAAGCGAATGGGATCGCTTCGACGATGCGGGTCATCGGACCGGCGGCGCCGGGGCGCGGGCGGCCGGCTATCGGCTCCTCTGGCGCGTGAAGGGTCGCAGTTGGGACACGCCCTCGCGCCCGCGCACCGACAAGCATCCGACCGAAGACAAGGTAGCGCTTGGTTGGGGCGCGTGGCCGCAGATAGAGGGGAAGCCCCATGCCTGACCGCCCTGTCCGCGACGTGCTGGGGGAGGCGGAAGCCGGCCGGAGGCTCTACGAAGCCGACGTTGCCCGCCGCCCGCTCAACCACGACTGGCGCCCGCGAGGGCGATGGTGGCGAGCGCCCAGAGAAGCGCCGCGCCACCGATGCGGTCGTGATCCGGGCGCATGGTCAGGCGCCCTTGCCTGCCCGGAGCATCGGCGCGTCGTGCGTCTCCTTCGGGGCCGGCGCCCAACTCTCCCCGCCGCCCATCGGGCAGATAACCTCGGGGTTGGGCTGGATCATGACCGTGAAGGTGCCCGTCTTCTCGTTCAGCGTGATGATCATGACGCCGCCCTGCGGGGTGGTGCCGAGGAAGGTCGGGAGTTCGCCGTAGGACTTATAGGCTTCGTCCAAGACGGCCTCCCACGGGCCGCAGACGGCGGCATGGGCGGGATAGCCGGCGAGGGTGTAGGCGAGCGCGAAGAGGATCGCGCCGCCGATGGCGACGTGACGCATGGGGGTCCTTTCGGTTGCAGTCAAACGGGAGGGGGACTAGATTCGCGGGGCTGGCGAGCGGCGTCAGGATTGGGGGTTCCCGGTCGCGCCGAAGGGGTCGCTACCCGCTCTCGCCAGCTAACGTGAGGCTCCGATTCTGATGGGTGAGTGGCTTGAGCGCGATCCGGCGAATGGGTTCCTGATTGGCCCTGACGGGTGCCATTACCCGAACGAGCATCAGGCTGCGCATTTCGGTCTTTTACACCTATGCGGATGCGGAATGCCGGAAGAAGCATTCAACTTCTGTCGCGATGTGCTGGCCTGTTTTGACCGCCGCGGCTGTCACGACAATCCGCCCACAAAAGAGTGGATCGATGCAGAGGCCGCTGTGGAAGCGATTGTCAAGGCACGTCCAAGCGAGGCAGCCCATGTGCTCGCCCATCTCCTTACCCACCTTGATCTATTGGAGCACGGTGGCAGCGTGAGCGGGTCATGGCTGACGGACGACGGAGAGCGGATTGTGGACCTCGGGCCAGCGACCGAGCGCTTATGGCCCTCCCCTAAATAAAGGGACACCTCCCGTGCCGGGCTCGGTCGCGATGAAGGACGGCAGCTCGCCATAGGTCTTGTACAGGTTGTCGAGGACCTTCTCCCACGGGCCGCAAGCCGGCGCGGCGGCGACGGGGAAGGCTCCGATGAGGATGGCGAGCGCGAACAGGATCGCGCCGCCGATGGCGACGTGACGCATGGGGTGGTCCTTTCGGTTGCAGTCAGGCGGGGGAGGAAGTAGAATCGCGGGGCTGGCGAGAGGCGTGGAAACTGCCCACGCGCGATTCTTGCGATGGTCGCCGCAAGGCGAGGCGCGAATGCCCAGCGTGTCAAAAGTGAGGTTGCCCGGAAGTGAGGCCGGGCCTCCGGAGTAGCGACCGGAATCGCCAGCAACACCTCACCGCGTCGGGGTCGGGCCGAACGGCAGAAGCCGATCCAGCTTCGCGTCCATGTTCTTCAGCGTGTCCGTGATGTCGTCGAGCCGGGTTTCGAGGCGGATGATCCGGCCTTCCTGCCCATTCGCCGCGGCCTTAGCGTCCTCCAGAGCCGCCACGCGGGCGTCGAGCTTCGCCGTCCACCACACGTAGCCGGCGGTCTGGATCATGATCGCCACGATGATGGCGATCGGCACCCGCTTGTCGAGGTGCCAGCCGGCGCCGATGTCGTTCTCGTCCTTTGCCCCCATGGCAGTCAGCCCCTGCGCGAGAAGAGCGGCTTGAGGCCGGAGACGAAGCGGCCGTAAAGGGCGTAGAGCGGCCCCCAGACCGCGAGCACGG